TTAGAGCCATTGCCCTTTATTCTTTCTCTTGGGTGCTAATCCTGTTAAGTATCCTAATGCACCAACTGTTAATGAATAGTTCCAGAAAGCGGCAACCAGAATTGCACAAATATCCGCTATAATTAATGGTAAAATACTAACAAGAGATGAAAGAACTAAATAATTTACGGCAGTTCCACCTATACCACAAATAATAGCATAATTACCAAAACTCCAAATTTTCTTATAAAAACTTGCAATTGGACCTGAATCATCAGAAATCTTATCCAAACCGAGAAGAATTAATCTAGACATTGGGTTGTCAATTGTTTGTGTAGATTCATTTACCTCAATAACCTTCTTATTCTCAGCTACTTTGAGTTGTGACTTTAAGTTTTCAACTTGTTGCTTGAGTAATTCTAATTCTGTTGTTGACATTAAAAAACCTTCAGTTTATGCCTTAGATAATTGTTTCCTTAACTTTGCCAAACGTACTCTAGCAACAACCTCCCAGATGAATATACCACCTAGCATTGATGCCGCTACAGTAAATATGAAATCTGTTTCTATTGTCTTTTCACCTCTTTTTTCTTTTCTTCCTCAGATACTGCTTTCTCTAAAGCGGTTTTAATAAAAGAATGGATGTTGATTCCAAGTTTGGATATTCTTATAACTAGCTCGTCTGGTATATAATATGTTCCCATCTTACAATCGTGTTATAATAATAATAACATAGATATATAAATGTTATGTTTTCCCTGACTTTTTTAGAATACAGATATTATAGACTCAAACATGCTTTTCTTTTTCTTTTGTGGTGTTGGTTTCTTCTTTGATGTGAGTGGCTTTACAATAGCACTTCCTATTCTAACAGCCCTGTTACCCTTGATGTTGGTTTCTATCCACATATCTGCTTTTACTTTGCTTGTTTCTACATACGGTTTGAATTTTCTTTCTGTATGTATTGCTGTCTTAACCAGTGGCTTGACAAGACCCCTCATCCGTTTTGGTGATCTAACATAAACTTGAGCAAGAGTCTGTGTAGCTTGTTCACCCAATTCATCTATTCTATTTCTTTTAGACATGGTTGATCATACTATATATGTGTTTATAAAGGTTATGTTAATGTATATTTGTTAACGGTTGATCATTACTGTTAAACCATAATCCTTATATAATAGTCTCGTACACTATGGATTGATTGAAATGCCAAAGAAAGGAGAACACCCATCAGATGTAACAAGAAAACTACAGAGTGAGGCTAAGAAAGGTAAGCATCTCTCAGACACAACAAAAAAGCTATTAAGTGAGATTAATAAAGGTGAGAATAACCCCATGTTTGGTGTGACAGGTGAAAAATGCCCTGCGTTTGGTATACATTTAACTGGTGAGAAAACCTCTATGTTTGGCAAACATCACACAAAGGAAACAAAAAAACTAATTGGTGATGCTAATAGAGGTGAAAAAAGTCCTATGTTTGGTAAAACTGGTGGGTTATGCCCTAATTATGGCAGACATCACACGCAAGAGGAAAGAGTAAAAATAAGTGTAGCACACCAACTACGTGTTCATCACACCAAAGGTGGAGGTACATCCCACCTAGTTACTATAGCACTCATTAGTAGTCGATTAGAGAGTCTGGGATGGAAAGTTGAAAGTTGGTGTACAACAGGAGAGAGATTTATCACGATAGATAAACACAAATACTCACCTGATATTTATGCTACAAAGGATAATAATAATCCAATTTTGGTTGAGGTTGGAAGTTGCACAACACAAAAACTATGCCACTTAATGTCCCATTATCCTGTGGTATTACATGTGTCAAAGCTGAAAATGGAGTTAGAATTTCAATTCTCTAAGAATGAAATGTCCACACTATATAAATGGAATTTATTTAACAGGCTACTTTAACTACTTAATCTCAAATGTTTGCTAAACATACCATCTATTAGGCTTGTCCTATTATTTTCGTCTTTTATTTCTCTAGGTATGTTTAATCACACTATATACTTGAAAAGAGGCGTGTGAAGAAACCCGATAAGTAACCAAATATCCATCTGATCCAGTCGGACACAACGGAGTATATAAACATAGCGAAACCTGTCAACACGTTTATGAGTCCGTACAATGTTTGGAAGTCATTAAGTGCAAGTGAAAGTAAACCTATACCCATTGTCTCCTGCCGAGAATCTAGGCTTTGTATCCAAACAATGAAGATAACAAATGGCATAAAGATTATCAAATTAGTACCACCAAAGAGGTTCCAAATGTTTCCTAAACCAAAACTGATACTACCTACAACATTACCGCCATAGGTTATAGCTGTACTAGTACCATTCAAAAGATTTATCATTATAGTAACAAGTGCAATTATAAAACTTCCCATTATTGAAATCCAAGTAAATAGGAACACTGCGAAGTTAAAGAACATCGTTCCCAACGTTGTAACAAATGACACCATCATAGTTATTGACGCCACGAACCATATACCAATAGATGTTATCATAGCCCAAATAGCCACTACACCGCCACCAATACCAAAAAGGTTGAATACTGGCTGAAGTAATATGGTAAGTGGGCTTAGGCTTGGAACAAAGTTTGCAGTAACATAGACTGTTAATGTGGCGTTGTTTGCCGAAGGACCAGCAACAAATGGTAATAACATAAACAGTTTAAGATGATATGTCTGATTGCCAGTGGCTAAGTAAGGAGTGAAAACAACCTGATATGTACCATTTACGATAGCAGGGTCTTGGGCAACTAAAGTCTTATTCCAAACCTCCACTCTAGTAAATTGTGCATCTGGTGGTGAAACCATAACTGTATACAGATTAATGTTTGCAGGAGAAATTTCATAAAAAACACCACCTGTTATGGCTATCTGAACACCTAGAAAGACCTGTGGTGTTGTTGTCGTTATGGTTGCAACTAAATCGGATATAACATCACAATAGGCTGTTTGCATTTTAATTATGCCTGAAGAACCAGCACCATTCACAGCCTCAAGATATAAGTCTAAATCAGCCGTAGTTGGGAAATTCCATTTTGTTTCAATCTTGAATGTTGCCGTTCCAAGTGTGCCTGATTTAGCCCAGACACAGTGTGCAGTGTCAAGATTTATTATTGTTGAGTTGGAAATTATTGACCAAACAGGAACAGTATTTAGGCTTGCACCATGAACCTTGAAATAAATCTGTGCCCCTTTCATAGCTGTAATATATATATCCGTGACATCATTGGGTGAATTTACTGTGGTTGTAGATGCTACAAAAGTGTAATACTTATCCATGCTATAAATATTCCTGAACGTTGAAATTCCAGCACTCAAGTCTGGTACTACCAGATAATTTAGTGTTGGTTCATCACCTGTCAAAAGACCATTTACTACAATTGTGTATGGTGGTCCAGCACCTGTCATCCAACCTACACCTGTTGGTGAGAAAGATTGATAAACAGATATTATCGGTGTTCCTGTTGTTATACCAGAACTAGTAATACCTACTGTAACACCACTCCATGAAGATGTTGAATTTCTATATATATTGTAATATATTTTGTCCGTTACTGGATCATTCATCCAAATAACAGAGATATCCTCATAGCTATTTCTTGAGATTGTTGGTGATGGTGCTGTACCCAAGGAAGTATATAGAATTGTTTCTGCTGTGATAGCCCCCATTTCACCACTATAAAAATCTGAATCTATTTTGTTTGTCGATGTTGTATAAGCAATAAAAACATCATTATCTTTATTGACACAACTGAATGATGAGAATGATTTCAGAGAATATGAGGTTTGAGAAACAGTATTAAATACAGATGTTCTTAAACACAACATATAATTGCTAATTGAAGTTGCACTACTATCACTATCAAAACAAACATCAAATATACCTGTTGTAAAGATAAGTTTGGCACTCTTACCACCCACTGATGGAAGTAGATATGATATTGTACTCATAGTATTTATGTCTATTTTTGTCAATACTGGTGTTGTATAATTATATACAGTATATAGATATGTACCATCATTTACTATGGATGTTGGATTTGCATGATAACTAGGAAGAACAGACCAATTAGCTACGGTTAACATAAATGGTGTTATATTTATCTTTACGATCTTTGAATCTACACCAATGTATATGAAACTACCATATGCCGAACTACTATAAACATTCGCACCATAACCTGCACCACTCCATGTGCCTGTGGTGGATAATGTTGTAGTATTCATCTGTATAGCCGCACAATTTGATGCTTGTGACATACTTATATAGACATTACCATCTGCGGCATCATACATAATCGTGTTTGTACCTACATAAATATAGCTTGTCACATCCTTGGAATCATATGTCATAGTAGATTCGAGAATTTTCACTACAACAAGATGATTAGTTGCCATATTTCTTGCTAATGCATACAAATATGTGCCATCTGAACACAAGCCAAGAGCATAATCAAGATTATAACTTGGGTCTGCTTTGTATGATTGTGCTGTTTTCATTGTTACCGCATTTACTTTAGTTATTACTAAGTTTCCGTATCCTTCACAGCCAATATATAAGAAACCAGCATCATATACCAGTGTATTATTTGCGGGAAGTGTTGAATTATATTGCCAAACATCAACGGGGAAAAGACCATCTACGGTTAGTTTTTTAATGACTAATGGACTTTGATATAGTGATTCATAAAGGTACGTTCCATCACTAACTGCATTATTAAGTGAATTTTCCGTGTTGGTAGAATTAAATAAGACATTCTGAATTTCATAACCAGAATCAAGAAAACCATAAGAACTTGTACTTACCACAAAACTTGTGACAGACTTCCCACCAACAAAGGATACTGGTGATGTTAATTGCTTATCTTTAGCAACATTTATAATAGTTTTGGTTGATGTGTGATCACCATATACAACCGTACAGTTGAGTTGTAATGTATGAGATGGGTCTGTTTGATATGTAATACCAATATTATTTAGTTCTGTTGAACTTAGCGGTGATGTAAAATTGTAATATATAATATCTCTTCCTGTTATTGGGTCTGTGGTATAATACCAGCTATTAACATACGAGTGCCAAACAAATATTGCAGGTAGAGTTTTTATATAATTTAGTGTGCCAACACCACCATAGTAATCATCCCCACCATATCTATCATGTGATGCTATACCATCAACATAATATTCTAAGTCTGAACTAAAGTTTTCCCACATGGTAGCATCATTATAAGTGATCTTGGTTATCACTTTTGCATTTGAAATACCATGTTCCGCATTATATTTGTAAATAGCACCTAAAACATCACCATTAAGTGGCACTTGTATTGTGAGAGTTGTACCATCAGAATAATAAATTATAAATGTTCCATAAACAGGTCCACTACCAGTAGAATACATGGTGGCTGATGCTGTAAAGGTACTTATGCTATTCAACTGGATCAAACAATTTTCTGACTGAGAACTATATCCACTATCAAAAACAATACTTGAAAGTGTCTTTATACCCTGTTCAAGAATTGAACCAAGTGGTTCTCCATCTAAACCATATGCAGAGTTAAAAGACTTAGTTTTTAGTGGTGTAGAATCGCTCCCATAAGCAACGATGACATGACCATCAACTGTTGGTGTTGGGCAAACACCATATTGTACAAAAGCAAGTGATCTCTCAAGTTCTATTGGCATAGGGTATCCAACTGTGCCATTGTCACGGTCACTTCTCATAACATATGCGGCTGTATATGTAGCATTTCCACCTATAACACCGTTTGAGTTACAATAACCAATCCATAAATATCCAGCAGTATCTATGCAAACTGATGGTGCTGTTACATAGTAATTATTTGTTTTTATTTTTGTCTCAGAGATTAACCAAACAATACTACCATTCGTTTGTGTTATTCCATAACGATAGTATAATACACCTGCGGTGGTCACACGTACATAAGCAACATACGGACCATTAGAAAACACAGAAAATAGATTACCAGAAGCAACACCTGTCACAGCAGTATAAATTGTGTTAAATGTGATATAGTCTGGTGTGGATGTCCATTTCATGTCTATGCCATCTGAATAGAAGTACCAAGTCAGACCTGAAGCATTAAAAGTGTGTCTTTGGAAGTTATATCCAAAAGCCGTTGGTGATGTTGTTGTGATTGATGGGGTAGAGTGTGCAATCTGTTGTGGCATAATAAATGCACTCATAATGAAAATGAGTAACACAACTAAAGATTTAAACTTCATATTATCTACCACAGGTTTAACGGTATGATCTGTATATTATTTACACTAAATATATATAAATGTTAGTATAAAAAACAACATTCAAAATACCACCTATATCATAGCTTTTTCACAACATTTTAAAAAGACATATATAGATTATATTAAAAATATTTTTATGAAAAAACCATCAATAATAAGTAATATTGTTTACATATAAATGTTATTATAATATCTAGATAAATATATTTCTACTATTTACTAGTTTTATATAAGATAATCACACCATCCAACGATAAAATTTATGCCAATTAACTAAGTCTCTAATATCAATAGGTTTTAGTTCCATTTTCATTTTTGGGACTTGCAACACTATTGGATATTTGATCATAAGATTGCATAGTTTCTGTGTAGAACAATCCCCAACCTCAACTAGAATGATATCATTACCCTTCTTGGCATAGATGTCGGGTACATAATTATATTTATCTATTCTAACAAATCTCTCTCCCGTTGTAGTCCAACTCTGTACTGCCCACCCTAATCTCTCCAATTGATTACTAATGAGTGATATCGTAACCAAATGAGATGTTTTTCCACCTCTATTATGTTTTTCTTTTAATGGTGCTTTTTCTCTCATTTTTTCTCTTGATGCCTCTGATTGGTGTTTTCCCTTCATAGGAGAAGGTCTACCCTTATTTGCCACACTTAATTTTATTTTTGTTGCCTCTGATGGATGTTTACCATAATTAGGACATAACACACCTATCTTGCCTTTTTGTGCGTTTCCGATTTTTATTCTTGTTGCTTCCGAGTGGTGTTTGCCAAACATTGGATTTTTATCACCAGTTCTACCAAACGCAGGGCATTTTTCACCTATCCTACCAAACATAGGGTTACTTTCACCTTTATGACCTTTTTTCATATTTGTCTCTTTAGAGTAATGTTTACCTGAATTGGCACTACCAATTTTCACTTTGGTTTCTGGTGTGAGATGTTTACCATAATTAGGTGCTTTCTCACCTGTCCTACCCATACTTTTCTTGGTCTTACTTATTTTTATTTTTGTTGCTTCTGAGAGATGTTGTTGTGGCATTTCATCAACATCAGAAAGTAACCATTCCATTTCAATCAATTAATAGATATAAAACTATTATATAAGGTTTGTGGATTTATTCTTTGTGTTTGGAAGGATCGTATTTTACATCTGAACGTAGCTTTCTATAGTATATATAATATCCATCTCCCTGTTTTTTACCACCATTATAACCAACCTTGTAAACAAAAGTTTTACCCTTAAAAATTCCTGTTCCACCCGATTTATTCTTTTCCAATAACCATTTTGGTATTTCATCTGGATATGAATTTGGCATACCATAAGTTCCTATTCTCTCCCAATGCGTTTTTAGATACTTTTCATTTTCTTTGTCTTCTTTTTCTTTTTGCCTAATTGCTCTCTCTTTTGATTTCTCTTTTTGATTGATCTCTCTCGCTTTCATTTTCTGTTTCAGGCTTTCAAACATTTTGTATCATATAAAGATGTGCATCATAACTATTTAAAGTTTGTGGTTTTTAATTACCTAAATAAGTATAATTCATTCGTAAACTCTGTAGATTTAAATGCATTTTATCAAATATAATATGAATAATTTTTAAACAGTTTCATAATCTATTTTATATAGAAAAGAACCGTTTTTATTTATTAATCACTAATTAGATAGTTAAATAATCATTTTATATATAAGTATTATTATAAATTCTAAAATAATACATTCGTACTCTTCACATTTGGCATTTTTACTATACTAACCTGTTTTGGTATCTCTAATGATCCTCTCTTGTTCCATGTATTTCCGAGTGCTTCTCTAAATGTACGTGCAGAAACTTCTTTTTCATTTTCGTTATCCATGAATGTATATGTCACTTTAAACTTTGATATGCTTTTTGATGGCTTATCCGCATAGTCTTTATCTGTTGGCTTTGCTGGTGCGGGAAGTTTCAAAGATGGATATTCTTTTTCTTCATATGACTGAGATGATGGTGAGGGTTCACTTGGTTCTGATAATTCAGATATAGATGAAAGTTCACTTGGTTCTGATGTTTCTGACACAGATGAAATTTTACTTTGCTCAGAAATATTACTTACCTCAGATATTGAGCTTATATCTGATGGTGATTTTGCTGATTCTACTGAACTTATATATTTCTCTACCTGATTTGAACTTACCTTTTCTGATGCAGATTCTATAGAACTTATACTATCTTCTGATTGCACAGATTTAATAGAAGATGCTATTTTTGAACTAATTCTTTCAGATAGATTACTCTTCACAGACTCTGGTACAGAATTATATATCTTAGAAACTTGCTCTGGACTAGAAATATCAACAAGTTTCTCTATTGTAGGTGCAGATAAAGCATTAATCGCAGAATCTAACTGTGTGGCTGATAGTTTCCCACTTGAAATAATAGTAGATAAATCATTTATTTGTGACGTTGATAATTTTATAGAGCCTGTGGTTGCTGAGATGCTATAATCGGTTGATAAAACAGCATTGAGTGTTGGTATATACATTGTGTTTGCCTTAATACTAGAAGAACCCGAATCAAGATTCACAATTTTGCTAATTGCATCTTCTGTAACAGTACCTGCATTACCAATTGGTTGCATCATCTGTAGTGGGACAATTCTACCGTTTATATTGACCCACAACTGATCACCAACTTTTATGAATTTCTGCCCCGGTCCAATGATTATTTGTGATTCCATCCCCTGTTCTGAGGGCATAACACCGACATACTGTCCTGATCTATCCAGTATATCCTGATAAAGTTTTCCTAAGTCTTTACGATCCATCTTACTTATAAAATCTTCATTGGTAACATCATCAATTCCAATTGAGATTACGCTTGCCTTAGCAAATGGGTTGACAAAAGCACTTGGCAAAGCTACCTCTTCTGCTTGTCCTATACCAGAAAATGCAGTACTCCAACTATGTGATGCCCAAAGTAATGGTGCATCTCCACCTGTAACACCGACTTTTGCTAGACTTGCAACTAATTGTGGGTCTTGGGTTCCTGAATATACAATAACTTTCCCCTCCTGTTCCAGTTCAGGTGGTGTATAGTTCACACTTAGCATCTTGAAGTTTTCTGGTGTTGCTTTCATTCGTTGTTCTTCAAAGCCCGGATACTTAGCCCTGCCCTCTATAACATTTGCCTCTGCAACTTCATATGCACTTAGTGGTTGTCCTTTTGTTAGCTTCATTTGAATATAGTTAAAAGGTGTATCACTATATGAGAATCCTACTTGGAAACCTTTTATACCACCAAGGAAAGCAGAAGAATCTACAGCAAATTGACCCAACCAATCTTCTGCCCCTTTTGTCTGTAGCACTTTTTCAAGTCTATCATATTCATATGCGGCAAGACCAGCCGTTCCTGCTATAGTAACCAGTGGCATTTGTGTAATTGCCGCTAATTGATTTAATGTATCCATCTCAGTAACACCAAGTGATAGTTTGTCCATACCAATTGTTATAGCATTTTTAAGTTGACCTGTAAGTGTTGGTGCTTTAGTTGTAATACTTTCAACCGTAAGAGGTATAACTTTTCCCTCTTCATCAGTCACTAATTGTGTAGCCTCATCAATAATACCTAGTTTTGTTAAACCTGCTTTTATTGTAGAAAGAATACTTGATGGTAAACTTGCCCCTGTTGCTGTTGTTAATGCCATACCACCCCTTTCAGCCAAACCACCAATTGCGGGAATTTTAGCTACAAGTTTACCTGCCGCACCATAAGCAAAACCAAGAACAGCACCTTCAACCATAGATGTGAAGTATATTTCTGCACCCTCTGTAGCATATCCCATTGCCTTGCCAACAATTACCTTGTCTGGTGTAAGCCCTCTATCCTCTAAATCTTTATATGTAAAGGTTTCCTGTTCAGGAAGAACTTGGAATAAATAGTTTGATCCATCTGCCTTTCTTGGTAGTAAATTTAAGAATGGTGACAGTTGTTTTTCTGTAGCTTCTGCAATTATAGCCTCTGCCTGTAAAACTCCCTTGGGATTGTACTCACCATTTTGACCTTTTATTGCCGAAAATGCCGGATAAAGCATATCCAACGCAACTTTTAAATCATTTGATTGTGCATACTCAGGTGCTTGTGATGCAAGTTGCCATAATTTATTGCTGAGAACATCTACATTCGCTTTAATTTGTGTCTCAGATAAACCTTCAATATATCTATGTAATTCATCAGGTGTCTTAAATTGCATCTCTGTTGCGTCTATTTTATTTGCTGTAGAACTCTTTGCACTTGTATCAAACTTCTGTATAGTAGAACCCTCTGCTGGACTTAAAATCAATGTGCTTGCGGCTTTTGTATTAATATCTACTATAAACTTTTGCATATCATCATAATTATTAAATATTTGTGTTTTTTTAACCCCATTATCCGTGTAATTAAGTGTCCAAGAAGTCTTTGCTATAGATGCTGTTTGAAGTGATGATATAAGTTGTGTTTTCGACTTGGTATAAGTATCAAAGTTTTTCTTATATGTATCTAAGTCTGTTGGTGCTGTTGAAAGTGCCATTTTTAAATCATTCATATCTTTAATATATGCTTGTTTACCCGTTCCATTTTTGGTAGATTTATATGAAGAAAAATCATATTCATCCCATTTATGTAGTTTTACTATATCATTATATTGTGCTAGTGCATCATTTCCATCTTTAATAAAAGTTGTATATGATGCTACATTTTTATCATACTCAGCCGTATTAACTTTAAGAAGAGTTGTTTCTAATCCAGCCCTAATTTTTGGATCACTTCTACCAAATTCTGTTGGGGCGGCTTGTGGGCTATCTCCTATAGCAAGTGCTAAAGGATTTGATGTTAGTTTTAATCTACTTTGTTCAATCATATTCTGTGAATTGTCTATCTTTGCCATTATTGATGATACTGGTGGTATTACTTTTACTGGTGTTGAAGATATTACTGGTTTTATTGATGTTATTGATGTGTTGTGTACATTTACCCTATTTATTGCATCAACATAATTTGATGGTACGATAGTTGCTTTTTGGGCTTGTATTGGTGTCGATACTATTACTGGTTTTGGTTGTATTCTAGTTTGTTCTATAACATTTTGTTGAATTAATGCTTGTGATCTATTCAATTCTTGTGTACGTAATGCTTGTGCTTGTTGCTCTGATTGTTGATATTCTTCTGACATATATTAGTCACTACCACCAAATTTAGAAATATGATATATATGATCTAGGATCGGTGTAATACCTACTACACATATATCATATATACGCATTTTTAATTACTTCTTTACTTTCATTGCGTTCTTCTTTTGTGACGCAATTATCTTCTTTGCTATCTCTGGTGTTGTTGTTAGATAACCAATCGGTGTAACAACCGTGACCAACTTTGGCTTACTTGTAGCCGTTGCCTTATTCTTTACCATTTTTACTTTTTCACCTCCGTAGTCTAAGGTTATACCTTACGTAGAGTAATACGTCTGATTTGCCTATCAGCATATCCTATACCAACTGGTAGTGCTGTCAAATAAGTTTTCTCCTTTAAAATAACCTCTTTAGTATTATCATCTGCATATTTTATAAGCATGTTGAATCCACCTTTATCTGTACCATTTACTTTTTTCCCTAGGACTTTTCCTGATAGCTTGGGTGTTTTTACTACTACTTTTGCCTCTCCACTACCTCTAAGATAATCATTTACCACAGTGCCTGTTTGACGCTTATATCTGTGAACCGTGTGTTCAATTGGAGATTTTCTCATTTTTCAGACACCTCAGACTACTCTATCATAATGTTCTGTTCGTTCTTATATAAATGTTATGATAAGATACTCATAGAAAGATATATATGTTGGTAATAGGCACATATGGTAGTGAATATCATGCTAACGGATTATATTTGCCCATACTGTGGCAATCCATCATTGAGTATGGAAGCCGTTAGAAAACATGTAAAAAAGAAGCACCCAGAAAATTTGGAAGATTTTAATAGGAAATTTTATCCAGACATTTCTGATAAATTTAAAAAACCAAAAGCATAATCTTTTTATACTCACCTCACACTTATATCTTTGATTATAATGGCAAAGGGAATGAGCATTGACACACTTTACTTCATTGGTCTAATTTTTATTTCAATAGCTTCTGGTTTCAACGGTGGGCTTGACTCCCTCTTTTACACGTTTGGTACTGGTGTCTTTGGATATATTGCATTAAAAATAATAGCAAAATATCTTGGGTGGAAATGAAATTACTTTTTTTCTAATATAGTTTGATTGTAGACATTAGTAAATATTTTCACACATTTGTTCATATTCATATAATTATTTATAAATGATATACCAGATGTATTAAGTTGTTTTACATTTTCTAGCTCTCTCATATGTTTATACACCATGTCATAATCGGTGGCATATAAACAATTTGGAAATTTGTATGACCAGATCACATATCTTCCTCTAGCCAATGCCTCTTGAACCATTTTTGATAAAGCATCATGTTTGGTTATTCTGAGAAGAACAGTTGTTCGAGAATATATTTCATCCATGTCCTCAACATTAACATGACCTAAATATTCAATATTTGGTGCTTTCAACACATCCCTCTTGCCAAGAATAATAAATTTATATGGCATTGAAACTAACCTTCTCACTATCTCAAGACCATAAAAATATTCTCTATTTCCAAAATATACAAGTGCTGTTGGTGTTTCTGGTAATGGACCTATCTTCTTTGCCCTAATATTCCATGATGGTATGGGAGCAAACTCAGCCACAACCCCCTTTTCTTTTAATTCATTTACTAACCAAGGTGCATGAACAAGATTTTTATCTATTAATTTAGAACAAATTAACACTATTTTTTTATCCGAATCCATGACATCTGATCCAATCCAATAAAACAATATTTTTTTACCAATAATCTTAAAAAATACAAATAAAAAAATCCAAAACATGCCCTCTATACCATTAAGTTTAGCAGACATAATTTGAACAATATCTGCACTTAACAAATTCTTAATATTTTCTTTAATACCAGTACCTACAAAATTGAAACTCAAATTTGGAATATTACTTAATAATGAGGTTAAACCATATTTTCTTCCTTTCGCTTTTGGATTACTGTATACCAATATTCTAATCATAATTATCTAGTATAAATTAAGTTTACTTAAACCTCTTCACCCAGTTCTTCCATAGCTTCCTGTTTCCAATCTCTCTTAGTTATATTACGTTGTGTCCAACTTGTTGGTTTTGCGGCTTCAATCTCAGACTCAACGTTAACCGAACCACCACGAGAAACCTGTTCCATACGGATGATGTCACGCCTACCACGACCACCGAAACCAACATTTAGGTTTAAGTACCAATCCAAGACAGTTGCCCAACTTGGAGAATTCTTAGCCCTGACAGCCGCATAAAGAACAGCCCCCATCTTGTTGTGTTTCAGGACAGTTAGCCTTCTCATATCTACACGACCCATTTCTAGGTCGATTGGGTCTGTACCCAACTGTGGTGATAAACTTTCTTGTTCTGCCATTTTACATTACCTCTTTAATGTGCTACTCTCAACCAACCTTGATTGACCATGATATATACTGCCAAAGCACCAATACCAACACCAATAAGAATCTGCTGGAAATCGAACTTACTCTTTTTCTGCTGATCCATAGCATCTTCAGCCAATATCTTCAGGATTGCTTCGTCATCCTTCTCTCTAAGTGCCTCAGAGGAAATATTTGGCATATCTTCCCCTTCATACGCTTCGATTGCGATTGTAAGACCCCATCGGGTGTCCTCAACCAACTTCCTATTGGATTTTGGCATCCTTTCATATTTGTCATCTCCCCAAAGTATGCGTAATGCCCTGTCGATTGTTGTGGGTTCGGGTGCTGTATTTTCGGGTGTTCTAATGTCTGCTGTATATCCAACTCCCTCAATAGCAAAGAACTTGGTTACGTTTGGGAAAACATATCCGGGTGCAACTTTATAGAATTTACGTGGGACATCTTCGATTGTCTTACAGTATAGCCAGTGTGCTGTTTCCTTCAAAATAGGAATCTCTAAGGCTCTCTTTTCTCCGGGTCTGATTAGAACTAGTGTCTTTTTGGTTCCACTACCACCTTTTGACATGATATTAGTGTAATAGTAATATACACCAAGACCACCCAAGACAACTAATAATCCCATCACTCCATATGGAGAGAACAACATATCTACTACAGACATTACTTTTCAACTCCTACATTCTTTGCTTTCCGTTTCATATAACTATCTCTTGATGATATTCTCCATGCTTCGTGTACAGGATCATTATACTTTATTTTAACACCACGTTTGTGTTCTGGTTCTGGATGACAATCTTTATAGCATCCACATTCTAAACAACATATAGACATTTTAATCAGCCCATTTCTCCGTTTTTTGCGGTCCAGTTATAATCAGATAATCAATGAATATGATCATTGTCAGGAAACAAATAATTGCTGGTATCGGTGAGTCTCTAAGTACGAATATCAAAAGACCTGTAAAGCAGAGCAAAAGAACCGTTGCTATAAGCCTCTTGACAACCATAGGACCGGGAAAAGTTCTATCTAAGTTTGGAATAAACCTTGCTTTCTGTGGCTTATCTTCATCCCATTTTTCTTCCTGTTTTGGTTTCCTTGATTTTTCTGACTTTAATTCGGGTTCTGGTTTTGGTTCTACTTTTGTTTCTACTACTGGTTGTTTCACTACTTGTTCTACTGGTTGTTTCACAGATGAAATATCTATTACTACATCATCAAAATTTCTATTTTTCCTCTTTATCCTTTTTCCTCTTTGCTCTCTTGGCTTTCTAGGTGGAAATAGAATAGACTTTACCTTTTTTATTATTTTTTGTGAAAGAGTCCATTCCTCATCCTCTTTCCATTCATCGTCAGAACTCAAATTAATCTATATATATTAGAGTGTAGACATTTATAAACATTACTACTACTATTTATCTATTCGTAACATATAAATATGCCTATATGCCTATATACATATATGACTAAGAAGAATGATGATCCAACTACTGTTTGTATTACCAATGATGTTTGGTGCATAATGAATAGTCTCAAAAGAAATCCAAGAGAATCGCCAAACGATGTTTTTAGAGAAGCTATTCTTTTACTACAAGAGAAAAGGAAAAATGGTGTTTAAAAATGGCATATAGTAGAGACTTTGAAGAAACACCTGTTGATGCAGAATTTAAACAGAAAGTCAATGTTGAGTATCTTGTACTGAAACAGATAGACCGTTGCAATAATGCCGCACTAGAGGGAGATGAGATAAAGTTCTCAAATGCTGTTGAATCTCTCTTGGCAATGTTACCAAAGGAGAACAGACTTAGGATAGAAAATGACAAGACTAGAGAACAATACACAGCTAAAGTTGAACAGCCTGTATATAAATATTCCTGTGGCAAACCAATGGGAACTTTGGAAAATCCGATTTTCCGTAACAAACCAACAGATTGGAACTATGACGGTGGAGAACCTATCAGAATTTCTCCGATGGTTGAGGAAGTCGAACAGACAGACTACCAGAAATTATACAAGATAATACTCAATGAACTACAGGATGTTGGCGTGACTTGGAAAATCGAACCGAGAGGTAATGTGGAAAAGAAGATCGACCCACCACCAATACCACTGTTAAGACTCAAGAATGGAAGTTTTGTTAGAGTATTGGTTGAAAGAGGTATTGAGGGTGTGAAGGAAGGTATAATTGTGGATAAAGAATCAGCATCACTAGAACCCACACCACCAGAACCAATAATGGAACCAGAATCTGATGATGAAAATGAGGACATTAATGATGATGAGGATAAGGATATGAATGAACCAAAAACGTCACTAGAACCTATAAAACACGAAGTATATGAGGAAACCATTGATGAGGTAACCAAGGAATTAGAGAAAGAGGAAGATAAGGAATTTGCAGAATATAAAGTAATATTAGAAGAAAGAAAAGATAAAAAATTAAAACAAAAAATAGATAAAGAAAAGTTTGATAACGAGACACAACAGAAATTAAAAGAAACGGAGATAGGAAATATTATATTAGTTAGTGAAGAGATACCAACTACAAATACACAACCAGAAGCAATTATGTCAAAACCAATAAAAAAGAAAAAATTAACAATGAAAAACATAGATGAATAAACATGAGTACAAAATCTAAAAGAATTTTTAAAAGAACCACAATAAGAAAAGTTGGTGGTGATGAATTCGTTGATCCACCAAAGGGGTACAAGGGTGCAAATCGTTGGACAAATTGGCATGGGGTCAGGGCTGAGTTTGGTTCGGGTTATGGCACTTTCTTGCTCGATGAGCTACAGGAAAAAAGGGATAATATTGAGGCTTGTATTGTTGTCGTAACAGGCGGTGGTGGAAAAGGGAAAACCTATTTCACTCTGAGACTTGCAGAAATTTTAGACCCTAAGTTCGATGTAGACGTTCAAGTTCCATTTGGTCCAGATGAATTCATGGAACTGATTGGTCCAGATAGTCCTTTGGGTATTGGCAGGGTAATAGTGGTCGATGAAAGTCAATTTGCGATCTCTAGCCGGGACTGGTATGCAGACATTCAGAAGGACTTGATGAAGCAACTTGAGGCTATTCGTTCAAAGGGATTCATAATCTTCATAGTCTGTTTGTCAGAGGCAACTCTAGATGTTATAGCAAGATCGTGGGTCATAACACATAAAATACATCTAATGAAAAGAGGTAGAGCTAGAGTGTATTCATATCAAACCGGACCTTTTTCTACGAAGCCTTATCCCCGAACAATCAGCAAGGATGAGAAAATGACACTTCCGGGTGCGGAATACTGTGAACACTCTTCGTGTTTAAAATGCCCATACTCTGGTGTAGCACAGCCACAATGGAAACTTAGAAACAGATGGGAAGAACTAAATACACCATTATGTCAAACAATAAGAGCTTTATATGAGAGGAAAAAGAAATTCTTCCTGACAGAGATGGCTGAGATCGCCAATGAGAAGAGAAGGGAAGCCCAAATGAAAAAGACACAGCTTTCTGATATAGTTGCCACATTGAAAGAACATACTACTATGCTCAGAAAGACCAAGAGAAACCGCATAGACATAAACTCTGCGTCTGCCATAATACGCCAATTTCTGGGAAGTGGGATTCCAGACAATTTTGTTAAAAAGGCGTGTAGAGAACTGGATGTAGATACCGATACGATGGACACGGTGCAGATGTTAAATTATTTAGTCAAACCAAAAGAAAAATAGAATGATCTATCCCAAAAATTTTTGTAATACAGGAGATTTTTAGTTTTTTGTTTTTTTCACAGAAAGGATGCCAGCATATACTATATTATATAGCCTGTCATACAAGACAATCGCATACTCATAAACTATGGTTATATATCAGTATATTTATGAGAGTAGGTAACTCTCATAAATTTTACGTAACATATAAAAAGGCTCGATTTGGTATATAATACAGGGTTATAATCATGGATCACAGAAGTGTAGAAACGTTCAGGCTGGATATTGGGGGCTGGAAAGGATGGGAGTGGTTTGATGCTATTTACAATAAATGTAAAAATTTGGAACAAAAGGCAATTTTAATAGGGCTTTTAAAAACAGGTTCGAGAAGTAATGAATTAAACAAATTAACTAAACAAATGGTAGATGTGGATACCTATAAAGAAAAAGGTAAAGAAATGATTCTTATAAAGTCACAACCACTAGAGAAACAAAAAAAGGCTATACAATTAGTTGATAAAGATGGTAAATATATGTATGATGGAATGAGAAGGCTATACAGATTTGAGCATATTGAGGGATGGAGAACTTATGCGTTCCCAAAGAATGAAAAATACTCTAAACAATTTTTAAAATTTGTCGATCAAGTAGAAAACCCAAAAGATCAGGTATTTCCATTTACTTACAGCCAAATCTATTATAGAATTTGTACCATTGGGATGGAGTTACCAGAAGGTGTTCCTATGAAGGATTGGGCATATCATTTGGATGAAGGGTGTGGGCTGTTCCCGCATGAATTACGAAGTATTCGTGCCTGTCAACTTTTGAGGGATTATGAGTATAACAACCAGAAATTACGTAAGTTCTTTGGATGGGCAGAAGATAGCCCAATGCCTGATCACTACATGGAACTAACAGCAGATGACTTGATACCATCACCTGAACGTATGCCTAAGTGATGAGGTTGAAATCTTTCATATAAAAAAAGATATAGTAAGACTTATATAGTAGTTTTACACTCTGTAGGGTGATTGAAATTATGAAGAAAGGAGAGAAGATGTCTGATGAGCAGAAATTAAAAATGAGTGAAACACGTAAACGTAGAGGTGTTGCATCTGGTGAGAAAAACCCAATGTATGGTAGGTCTGGGATATTAAGCCCTGTGTATGGTAAGTCGCAAACACCAGAGCATAAGAAAAAAATAGGTGACGCACAAAAAGGTGAAAAAAACCATATGTTTGATAAAAAAGGGACGTTAAATCCTAACTATGGTAAACACCCATCAGAAGCTACAAGAAAAAAACAAAGTGAAGGAGGAAGGGGCAAACATAGTGGTAAGAATAACCCTATGTGGGGTAAAAAACGCACACCAGAGTGGTGTATACAACACAGTAAGGATATGAAAGGTAGATTTTCTGGTGAGAAAAATCCATTTTATGGCAAGAAACACACACCAGAGACTATAAAATATTTAAGTGACATTACATCTGGTGAGAACCATCCCCAATATGGTAAACATAGATTACCAAATACTGTAAAAAAAATAAGTGAAAAAAATAAAGGCAGACCCTCTCCAATGAAAGGAAATACCTCCCCCATGTTCGGTAAACATCACACACCAGAGTCAATAATAAAAATGAGTAAATCCCAACAATTACGAACCGACCACAACAAAGGTGGAAATACACCACACACAGTCACCATAGCCCTCATTAGTAGCCAACTTGAAAGGCTTGGTTGGAAAGTACAAAGCTGGTCTACCACAGGTGAGAGATTTGTTATAATAAACGGACACAGATACTCACCAGACATCTATGCTACAAGAGGTAATGAAATACTGATAATTGAGGTTGGGGGTTGTGATAATCCAGAAAAACTACCTGATCTTATGACCAAATACGCCATTGTATTACAAGTACCCAAAATGTCGGTGGAACTCAGACCTATTGATCTTAAAGATTTAGTTAATTGGCAACACTTCAGCCACAACTTTTAATCACTCCCAATTCATATAATAGAAAAAGCATTTTCAAGATATATTTAATATTTCTAGTATCAAAAAACTACTTGTGATAGATCGAAAGATATATAAACATTTCTAAAGTACATAATACCAATGAACAAGAATACCTTAGATGTAATGTTCTCAAAGAAGTCCGATAACTGGGAAACCCCCCAAGATTTCTATGATGGACTGAACAAAGAATACCATTTTACCCTAGACCCATGTGCCATAAAAGAGAACGCAAAATGCCCAAAATTCTACACAATCGAAGATGATGGTCTAATTCAGAATTGGAAAGATGAAATAGTATTCGTAAATCCACCTTATGGAGATATATCGAGTTGGGTAAGTAAGTGTTATTATGAATATACTCTTTATAATGCAACTGTTATCCTGTTAATTCCTGCTAGAACAGATACAAAATATTTTCAAGAATATTGTCTGAGATGTACAAGCCTTGGGTTTGTTGAGGGTAGACTGACATTTGGAAATTGTGAATCACCAGCACCATTTCCATCGGTTATTGTGGTGTTTGATCCAAAGGAAAAAGATAAAACACAAAAACTATTTCGGATAAACCGACGGGGCATCCGAATTTAGAAAATTATATACCAGATGTTTATGAATATTCCAGATGTTTATGAGTATTCCACGTTTCGAGTAATTTAAAGTTATATTTTAATTATCATAAGCCTTTATTTTGAATGTAGTTTATGAAAATCGTCTAGCTTTAAATCCACCTCATAAATTTGTATGTCCAGCTTCTTGGCAATCTCAGCCGCAGAGAAACCTTCATCATGTAGCCTCAAAACATCGGCTTCTTTATCCTTTGTCCATATCATTTTAAAACACACCACTGACTTACTTTACTCTTTCCAACCAACGACACTTGGGGCACTTGAAATAGTTGTTTGTGTATCGGTATCCTTTGACAGATTTATACACCATGTTTGCCCCACACTTTGGGCAGACCTTTTTTGGTGATAGTTGTTTCTTTGGTCTGTACTTTTCTCGTTGCTTGATTCTATATTCATCATCCACACCATCTGGATTGGTAATCTTTTGCGGGTATCTCTCACAACCATGCTTTAACTTCTTGTCATAGTTGTCATAACATTCACCGCATGGTATTCCACAACGACTATAACCCATAACCTTTTTACTTACCATAGTGTGCCCTTCCTTGTATATAATCTTCAATATGCTCTGGATGCTTTGCTACTATATGTCTTCCATATCTGGTTTCTCCCTGTAAGACATCTATGCAATATTTACACTGGATAGGTTTGCTTCCCTTTCCCTTAACATACTTTCGACCAGTTCTGCCCATACATTATCCAATAAAGTATATGTCAGGTTACTTATAAACTTTTCTAGTTCTCATCGGAACTGAATTTACTTGCACACTCGTCACACATGCCCTGTTTGATATAATAATCCATAAATGGCATTTTTTTGTGACACTCAGAACAGCGTTTGTCTGGAAGTTTAAAATATGAAAGCATCTCAATGACTGGTTGATACCAGAATTGACCAACATTCACATCGACTTCACCAAGAGCATCCATTAATGACTCACAGGCATGAACATCATGCAGACTTGGTTTAAATTTTATTTTACGATCCACCAATATCTCTCAAAATACACAGCTATCTGTGTTGCTTATAAGCCTTTTGTTTTTCGGCTGAGAAATTCCCAACCATCCATATTTTTGTCAATCAGGTTAAGCCAACGACCATCGACCCTTGACCAACCAGTACCATAACCAACCTGTATTGTGATGAATGGTTTTCTACCTTTTATGATATTATACCTTGCTTCAACACGTGTATGCTTGGGTATGTCTTTGAACTTTTTTAATGTGAGGGCAGTGCCTAGATTTTCATATGTTACCTTTACAAGTTTGTGATTCTTATAAAAAGAATACTCAGGCATCTTCAATCACATTTTATATTCTGTTCTAGTATTTGTATCTTTCGGCTTGTGTGTGAACCTGAAATACTTTTCCCTGTTTTTCTTCAACGGACCAGAGTGTTTCTTGAGGTTGGACTTGGCTATTTTCGGTGTTTGATCTCTGACTTTCCCCGCCTTGGTAATTGAACCGTGCGTTCCCCGACCACCCTTCTTACCAGAAGATTGCTGTGCCTTTTCTAGCTTTTTATTTAATTTGGTTTCGGACATTACCTCTTACCCCTACCATGTCCTGTTGGTTCATAACAATCCCCAACCCATTTAACATAATGTATTCCACCATCTTTAGATTCAATCCATATATTACCATTATAAGGGTCTTGATAAACTGTTCGTTTTATCATTTTACCATTAAAAAAAATATTCTTTTTACCTATTTTTCTTATTTTTTCTATCATTTATTTTCCCGTCCTCAGCCACTTATTGTAGTTTTTGGTTTCCTTGTAGTAAACACCATACCCTTTCTTGGTACGCTTTACCTTTATACCAACATAGGTCTTATGTTTCATAACACCATGCTTGGTTTTTCTTAGACTCTTTGCATGTTCATCGGCTTCTTTTTTGGTTTCCCAAACATACGCTAATTTATATGACATTTTTTCACCTCTTTTCCCATTCTGCTTTTCCAGTTTTCTGGTTATATACCTTGGTTGGTCTGTGCCTGTACAATACATAAACCTTGATTCCCTTCTCCTTTGTTGGGAAGGTTTTTACTATGGTTTTGTGCCCACGTTTTCTATCAGACTCTGCCCATTCTAGAGCATGTGGTCTGTATGTGCTATGAGATGACATAACCTCATAACGTTTACCTCTGTAGATAATATATTCTGGAATTTCGAGTTTCATACCGCGTGCAATAATTGTGTGTGTCATTTACTTTTTACCACTTTTTTCTTACTCTTTCGTTTTCTGGTTTTTTTCTTCTTAGGAAATGCCATCCTAAACCCTTTTTTAGCAGAATCTCCAAATGCTTTGAATATCTCTGCCATTTTACTTTTCTCTCCAATAAACTACGTATTTATGATCTTCAACCACAATACGTGCTAAATCTCCATAATCATGCAAATGTTTTACGCTTTTCTCTGCAAGTTTCCTTGTAGGATATGCTTCATGGAACTTATAAGGCTTTCCATTAAAATCCTTATATGGAAATTTAGACTCTAGTTTCATTTTACTTTTTTTCCCTTAAGTTTACTTTCCAAACCTTTACCTTCACAGTCTTTGTTTTAGCAAGACCAGCACCCATGAAACCATGTGGGAAATATTGGAAAGTCTGATTCTTCCATCCTGCTGGTTTCATTCTTGAGGCTTTTATATAGAAGGCGGGTCCACCTGAAGATTGAACAAACCCCCTGTCCCACCAAGGTGCAGGAGATGGGTTGAATGTTACCATGTACTCTGATTTACTTTTACCAATTGCTCCCTCTATAACGCCATATGAAGTTGATCTAACAAGCATATCCTGAGAATTGATTGGCTTAACTACATCTCCGGGCATTGGTTTACTTCCACCAATACGCTTTGTCTTTTTAGAGTCTAAGTATAGTGGGTTTTTCTCCATTTTTTTATAGCTACCCATACGTATACCAAAGCTACCTCTGGTGTGTGGGCTTATCTTTTTCCCACTCTTTGTCTTATAACCGCTTACAATGTGTCTAAGTGGTGGACTTCTTTTTGTTACCATTTTTGTCTTTTCCTCACCCTACTTTTTTCTTCTGTTTTTGGAAATGTATGACTTTTTACCTTCTTGTGCAAGTAGTGTTTTCCAAATATAGTTAGCTTTCCGAGCCTGTGCTGGTTTCAAACGATGTCCAAACAGAATACCATACAAACCTTCACTTCCTAGATAGTATCTATAATCAGCATCTATAGAAATACCTTTTCTACGAATATACTTTGTTACCATTTTTAGTCTTTTCCTCTCTTCCTTCTCCAAACACCATATCCGTGTGGATGTTTTATCAGCTTGTAGTTACCCCTTCCATAAATGTCCTTACCCATCTTGACAGCTTGCGTTTTTAGGGGTGCTGAACCAGCCATCTCAAATCGTGTACCCTTGAGGATACGATCTGTAGTTGAGTGATGAATGTAGATAGCATATACTGTTTCTCTAGCATATGGAATCTTCTTAATGTAAATCATAGACTCTTTGAAAAGTTTGCGATCTTTACCTATTCTCTTTGCATCTGACATGGACTTTGCGTTCCATTCATGCCTGTAAATTAACCCGTTATGGGTTACTTCTTTGGGAATCTTCCCACCAGTTTGATATATAAATACCATTTTACTTAGACATCCTCTGCTTTTTTCTTCTTCTAGCTTTCTTTGCCCTACTTTTGTCACCCTTCCGTGACATTCCTCTATTTTTCATTATTACTTCTTTCTCCTTGTTTTTTTAACCTTCTTTTTTACTGATTTTATTTTGGGAATTGGTATGGGTTTGTTTTTTATGGTAGTTACCTGTAAAACAGGTGATTGTTTTGGCACAAACAACTTATTTAAAGTTGTTGGTTGTGTTGCTAACATACCTTTTGGCATTTTTACTTTTTCCTCCTATATACATCAAATACAGACTTACCATCATCAGTCTTGCGTTCAGCAACGATAGCTTGATATTTTCCAGATTCCATAATTTCTATTACCCTAAGTGCTGAGTTTTGTTTTTTTCTGAAAGTGGAATCATATCTGTAGAATTTACGTCTATATGTGGCTGTTAATGGATGATCTTGCATTTACTTTTTCACCCTCACGTAAATTACATAACGCTTTCCCAATTTAATCAATATAGTATTGTGTTCAGTAGTATTTAAATGTTATGATATAAAAACCACGATGAGGTTAATGAAAAATAAGTAAGTAAGCTACAACCAGAGCTACAATAGTAAAAATAACAACCATTACACTTACAGCAATCACGATGCCTTCAATAGCACTTTTGATAATATCATCAGACATGTTGATCATATATAAAATATATGCAGTTACCTATAAAGTTTGTGGTAATTAATATAAAAAATGGATTTTAATCTAAAACTAGACCTAACAGAACACAGGAACCACAATGTTTCTTGGTATCGTGAGATACCTTACTCCATTTCCAGACAGTGATTTTTCTGTAATGGCTGGATGGAATTTCTGATCTAACCATCTTACCAGTCGGTACGATGTGACCATACATACTCAGGTATCTAAAGAAACCACCAATACTAAAGGTTTCATTGTCAAGATACTGTTCAAGTCCAAGTTCCCTAAAATCATCGGATGTGATTGTAGGTTGATCCTTTGTCTTTGTGTAAAAAACCTTACCCAACAAACTATAGTTGTTTTGAATAATCTTATTCATTGTTTATCAAACCATAATATTTAACAACATATATAAACATTTCGGTTTAGAAAAAAAAAAACAAAAACTGGAAAGATTACGGCAGTTATTTCTTCTTTGCTCTCCTTGTTTTCCAAGCCTTTTTAGCTGTGTTGCTTCTTGCATTGTGTCGAATTGTTTCCCAAGCCTTCTTAGCCGCATTGCTTCTTGCGATATGCTTATCTGGAAGGATTACTTTTGGTTTTCCCATATTGACCATATGCGAATGTACATGTGAGTATATAAGTGTTTCGGTTGCCCATCTAATGCCAAGATTGAGAAAGACAAAGGTTTAAATACTAAACTTATATTTAACTATCGTTTATGTTAAACCAGATTATTAATGGTGATTGTTTTGAAATAATGTGTTCAATACCAGCTAATAGCATAGATTTAATTATATTTGATCCACCTTATAATATTGGTAGTGATTCAAAACTCACTATGATTGGCAACAATCCAATGTCTACAAATGTTGCTTGGGGAGATGATGGGTTTGTCGATACTTTTAACAAAGAAGATTATAATGATATAATGGAAAAATCGGCTGTAGAATTTTCACGTATTCTGAAACAAGATGGTTCTGTTATTGTTTTTTATAATAGAGGATACGATGAGTGGCTTTCACCACTAAAACTGGCGTTTAAATATAGAAATCTTTTTGCATTTATAAAAAGAAATCCTGTACCGCACATACGTAAAAATAATTACAGAAGTGGTTTCGAGTTAGCAATGTGGCTAAGTAGGGAGAAATACAAACTGAATTTCTTTAGCCAAGATGAAATGATAAATGTTTTTTATGGAAATATTGGTGAAAAAGAGACAGAACATCCAACAGAAAAATATAGGTGGATGATTCAACCACTTATAGAAAGACATAGTAAAGTTGGAGATTTAATTTTAGACCCTATGTGTGGTTCAGGAACGACTTGTGTAATTGCCAAAGAGTTGGGTAGGAATTTTATAGGAATTGAATTAGATAAGAATTATTATGAGATGGCGTTAAAAAGGGTAAATTTAACCATTGCAGATGATACAGCCTCTTTTTTTAATGACTAAATATAGAAAACCTTTTATACTACATAATACCACCTATGTCTGGATCGATATGAATAAAGAAAATGTAATCAGAGAAATACCAAAGAAAGATGTGTATGTATTACCATCTGAGATAAATATTACTTATTTTAAAAATCTCAGATCAAAACCCGAAATTGAAACACTAAAACAAAGTGTTTTGAGGTGTGGTATAGAAAGACCCATCATTGTTGTAAAAGATAAATTTGGTAATTTTTACGCATTAGATGGTGTAACAAAAACACTTATAGCAAGGGAAGTTGAAAAAGGTTTACACCTCAAACCAGATGGCACACCATATACCTTGGAAGATATTAATTGGAGAATATTAGTTGACAAAAAGCCGTTTGAGGAATATGATGAAATATCTATTGGGAAGGCAAAATTAAGATATAATTTAAGCACACCAAATAAACTAGATGATCCCGGTAACTTTGTTTATAGTACAATTGCACCAAAAATTGCTATTGATACATTTGGTAAACCACTCGATGATCTATCCAGAAAGGAACGACATTTTGTAATAAATGCGGCTAAACAAGACCTGTTAGCAGATGGTACTTTTAGTGAAAATTACATAAATAAATCAGTAAAATTAGCCGTTCAAAAAGGGCTAAGAAATGTTGATGAAGAAATGGAAGAGATCATTAGTGAGGGTAAAATAAAAGACTCAAATATTCTCTCTCAACTTCAAAAAGTACCAAAGTCACCGCAAAAGAAAGAAATAGTAAATATTATAAGAAATATGGTATACCGTGATGGTAAAAAAGAAGATGTTAAACAAACACAGGACATACGTAACACATTGGAATTTTTGAGACAAAATTATGCAAGAAAAAAGTTTCCATTAGAAGATTATGCAAACGAGTTTAGAAAAAGACTACCTATACAACATACACTCAAAAATAAGTTAATTACAAACATACCCAAAGAATTGTTAGACAATATATTTAAACGTGCAAAGGAAACAAAGCGAACACGTAGCGAAGTTATAATTGAAGCACTCGACTACTACTTTAATAAATATATACCAACCAACTAAAAATTTCAAAATATTTAATATTTATTATATTATATCTATCATAATTCGCTCTCTATTAGGTATGTATTTATTCAGAATTTTTAATTTAGTGATTACAATTATATAGTCACCATGATTTGTTTTTAAAGCATAAGCATTATAACCAATATCTCTAAAATGATAAATAATAATTTCCACCAGATCATATAAAGCACCTTTACCTGTTGGATATGGATGACCATATATTGAAACATTATTTTTATTACCATACATACTTGTTGGCAATCCACAGAGACTTGAAAGAAACCAGATTGTACTATTACTATGTTTCACAACCTCTTCCATAAAGGGTGAATGTGCTTTTTCTATTCCACAAGCATCCCAAACAGAACAATCAGCATATTTTCCCAAATTATCAAAAGATATTTCACCTATAAATCGTGACTTAGTAATATCTGGGTTTACCCAAAACGTAAGTTTTTTTTGACTTTTCATTTCACTTACATCATTACCACAAGCAAAAACAAAAAACCCAAAACTTAGAGCCAAACCAGCCGTTGACAATAAAGTATCAGAACGTTTGCAACATAAATCTCTAAATGTTCCGTATGATTTAAGACCAGAATCAACTAGGATATGTAATATATATTTGAGTATATTATATTTATCTATATTCTCTTCTCCGCTATATGGTTTTATTTTTGGCAATCCTTTCATACTTATAAACGGTACTAGGTCTGTGCTAATTGGTTTACCACCGCATTTGTCCAGTAATCTAATGTTTAGCTTTTCTTTATCTAAAGTATGTCGTGATGGCATATTTTCATATGGCTTGTATTTATACGGTTCTTCCCACGTTATCAAAGATGGCAACTTCTATATCACCTTGAACATATATAATATGTAGTATAAAAGTTTTTCGATCACTACTGATCTCCCACCTGCTGAGACAGAGATTTTTCGTAACTTTCTCTACTTAATATTGGGTATGATTTTACCACACGGTCTAACTCAGCCTTGAACCTATAGTTTATGTTATTTTCAATGAGATATGTTATGAGTGTTGGTACATACACTCTGTAAGATTCGAGTTGGAATCCCATATAGTTTGCGACACCAACTATCCAACGGTCAACAAAAGGATGTAGTTGTTTTATGATTTCAAGTGGGTCTGTATGTCCTATGATCCAAGGCTCAATTGAAACGAGTGTCTTTATTCCCATTTCCTTGGCTTTTTTCAACACCCTAACCTTCTCCGATGGTAAACTAGAATTTGGTTCATATTTCTTATATGTTATATCATCCAGAGAGGTTATAGTGAAGCCAACTTCAACATTTTTATACTGAGATATGAGATCAAAATCATCTTCAACATCAGACGATTTTGTGAGAATTAATATGTGGTGTTTAGATTTGAGCATAACTTGTAAGACTTCTCTAGCCCATTTCAACGTCTTGTTTAAAGGTTGATATGCATCACATGTGGAACAAAAGAAGAAAACTCCGGGTGGAATACCCTCTAGAGCCTTTTCCAAAGCAACCAAATCTAGATTTCGCTTTTTAGGTTCATTCCACACTTCTACCCACTTGAAACGATCATTCATTAGTTTTGCATAACAGTATGTGCAATTGTGGAAACAGCCCTCATAGATATTGATGCCATAATCACACCACTCAACACCACTATCAAAGTTGAATTTTTTTATAAGGTTGTCTTTCTTATCTTTCTCTCCTTTCTCCTTTGTTTTCTTCACTTTTTTATAAGCACCAGAAATTGATGTTTCACCACTATACATATCTTTTTTAACTTCGTCTGTAGCATTTTCAATAACATACAATGCTCTCTGTGCTGTGGCTGGACTCATACCAACTTTTTCTGCTAAAAGTTCTCTTGTATTTCCAATTGGTGTATCACTTGATACACCTCTTATATCTACATGTTCTTGGCGTGTCTTTCGTAACCATTCAATATAATTTGATTCGACTTTTAATTTTTGTGCTGGCGTGAGTTGCCGTCTTAGAAGATTATCGTTCTTAGCATATTCCATTATTTCCTCAAAATCCTTGAATTCCTCCAAAATATAAGGAAATTCCTTTCCTAGCTTTGTGGCAAGTGTATGACGTTTATCACCACATACAATCGTACCCTTATACTCTTCAGGTGAATTAGCAACAACACCTTTAACCAAAATGCCACGTTTCTGAATATCTTTTTCTAACTCATCATATATTTCTCTTTCATCTAAACCAGCAAACAAACTACGAATTGTTTGATTAACCTTTAGTTCAATCATTGAAACATATAAGCATCATAGTTATTTATAAGCATTTCGGTTGTTTGCCTAATATTTTATTAAAAAAGCTCATCAAAAAAGATGAGTATTACACTATCTAAGCCTAGAGAAAGTCCAAGAGTAATAAGGAAGCCACCAACACCACGTTCATAGGTATTGGCAAAAACCATAGCGTTGGTATAAGTGCCAATACCCGGCATTTCATACCACATACCAAAGAGGAAGATATCTATCCCCAACATCATAAGGATTGGAATTATTTTTCGATCCATTTTGCATCACACACTACAACGGCTGTGGTGTATATAAGAGTTTCGGTTTCATAACCACAACCTTTTTAAGCAAGGTTGATAATGCAATATACGATATAATGACAACTAGAAAAACAGTATCTTTGATGTGGGAAACAGATTCCTATGATGACCAACCAAAAAGAAAAATTTGGCGTAGAGTTGCATATTCACATGCTATATCCTATGAAGATGCTCTATATAAATTACTTCCAAAATTATCCCAACATTGGGGATTACCACTTGAGGATAGATATTTTCTAGTTTGGGGATTATCACCAAACTATGAAAACATTACTGATGTTTCTAAGGCTGTTGTCAATAGATTAAAGAAAAATGCCGAAAGATCAGCTAAAAGGATGATGAAAGTACTTGAAAAGAGTTAGAATTTATAAGGGAAAGAAGTACACCTGTGACCCGTATTATTCCAAGTCCGTGAGGTTGTGGATTTGTACACTCCGTGATGCTGAGACAGACGATGAGGTTGCAAAGGAATCTGGTTACGGAATGACCATGCACGAAGCTATTGATGATGCTTTCTACAAATTAAGAAATATGCCTTTGGGTTAATTTTTTTATAAACATTTATATTAGGGCAACCACCAAGCACCCTTATTATGATAGAGTTTATCATAGCTCTTTGAAACCTCCCAATTCTCTAAGTCTGCAATAACAGAATGTAATGATTCGTGCCCTATGACATCTACTAAACGATCAAAGAAATTAACATCAAATAGTCTGTCACCATTTGCTTTTACAAAATTTACTGGCTTATCCACATCTACACCAGAAAGAGATAACCAAATTGACTTGTAACCATCCTCTTTCCTTAGACATACAAAACCAAAATCTTCTGGTTTACGTTTATAGATTGTGAAATTATCACATACCATTTTTAGACACCACGAATTAATTTATGTTTTTTGATACTCATCAACAACCAAATAAGCCAAACTCTCTGATTCAGGACATCTCTCGCAATATCGGAGATGTTTATTCACAATTTTCCACTTATGACCAAGTATTAAACATACTATATTCATTCCCACACACTCTTCCCAGTTATATCATCTAATGTAGGATATATTACAGTGATATAAAAACCTTCCGATATTAGTAGTTATCTTATATAAATATAATATAATTCTGGGGTTTCTACTCCATCTACGCTTCCACTTTCTACTCCTATTGTATGATATAACCTATAAACCGAAACACTTTTATATAAGTTCGGTATTTTCATATACGGTAGAAAACATGAACAAAGTGTTTGGAATACTGACGTTGGTGATACTCCTACTAGGATTAGTATCCGTAGTAGGTCTTAAAGTGTCTGCGTGTGACACGAATGATAATGGGAACAACGGAATCCCCGGTCAAATTCAGCATCTACAGGATGAAATAGATGCTCTCAGAACTCTTATCAGTGGACTCACTAGCACTCCCGGTCCTCAAGGTGCTACAGGAGCTACCGGAGCTACAGGTGCAACGGGTTTAACTGGTGCTACTGGTGCGACAGGTGCTACAGGAGCAACAGGAGCTACTGGTATGACAGGAGCAAAGGGCGATACAGGAGCTACTGGTTCTAAAGGAGCTACAGGTTCAACGGGAGCTACTGGTGCTACGGGAGCTATTGGGGCTACAGGTCAAACAGGTCAAACAGGTGCGATAGGTTCAGTAGGTTTAACAGGTGCTACGGGTGCGACTGGTGCGACAGGTGCAACCGGAGCCACAGGTTCCACAGGAGCTACGGGGCAAACAGGAGCAACGGGGCAACGGGGAGCTACTGGTGTTCAGGGACCGCAAGGAGAACAGGGTATTCAGGGACTTACAGGTACTACAGGAGCTACGGGTGCAACCGGAGCAACGGGGGCAACTGGGGCACAGGGACAACAAGGTTTGAAAGGTGACACAGGTGCAACAGGACTGATGGGACCACAGGGTATACCGGGCATAGCAGGTGCAAATGGTGAATCAACACCGATTTGGTCATCACTTCTTTCGGTGTTAGCAATTGCGTTCTCGATAGTAGCCATAGTGACAAACGTATTCCACAAGAAACAATAAACCATCTATCTTCCCTTTTTTATTTTTATTATCATATAAATATTTCTAACCAACCACAAAGTTTATAAATGAGAACGGTTTTCATATATAACTGATAGAAGATGTTTAACAAACTAAGTTTAGGAATGTTTATTATACTTATACTAGGCGTAATGTCTCTGGGTTTAGCTTCAGCTACACCATCACCTACGATCATGTTGAATCCATCTACAGGTGTGACAACAACAATTATGGGTTCTGGATTCCAAGCCAACCAGACTATCAAAATATATTGGAACACAACACAGATGGTTACAATTCCATATAACATCACCTCTGACTCTCTGGGTGGTTTTGTATGCATGGTCACTGCTCTAGATCAAATGGGTGGGAACTTTACAATTACTGCTGTAGATACTGCCCTCACTTCTGATACAACTTCAGCAAACTTCACCGTGCCTATTCTAAAAGGTGTTACAGGTTCTAACGGTACAAATGGATCAACATGGTATAGTAGTGCTACAATACCAAATGTAAATTCAACAGGTGTAAATGGTGATTTCTGCCTCTATACAGGAAATTCAACTGTTTATGAGAAAATATCTGGTTCATGGGTTTTCACAGCAAACATTAGAGGATTAATAGGTAGAACTGGTGCTACAGGTGCTAGAGGTGCAACAGGAGCCACCGGAGCCAAAGGTGCTACTGGTACAACTGGACCTGTTGGACCAATAGGTGTTACAGGAACTACAGGAACAATAGGTAAAACTGGTCCTATTGGTGAAACGGGTGCTACGGGTTTACAAGGACCAAAAGGTGACACAGGCACAACAGGTTCAATAGGAGCAAAGGGTGACACAGGTGCTACAGGGGCTACGGGTGAAAATGCAGACTTAACCTTAGTATATGCCTCTCTAGTATTGGGTGCTGGGGCTATAATCGGTGTACTCTACCTAAACCACAGAGAAAATGGATATTAAAAAATTTACTCAATAATGATGTGATGTGTCTCTTTACCTATATTTTTAGCATAGTTCATTGCCCACATTCCCCCAGACCATTTTCTTCCTTTTGGGTCGAGGCAATAAAGAACATCACACATTTCTGCTACCTCTATGTTTCTAGACTTATATCCCTTCATTTTTTTAGTATTATAGTGACACGTTTCATCTGGGTATATTTTACTCAACATTGTTGGTTTCTCAACATCTTCAAACTGGTTAATTTCTGGATATTTTATATCTTTAGGAATTCCTAAACTATCAGCTATAATTTCTGCCCATTCATCTATCCCACCACAGAATTTGATTTTTTCATTTTCAGAAGTTGCACCACCACAGCCACCAGAAACTAGAGTTATATCTGTCCTATCCTTATATTCACCATCATATCCAGTAGGATCAATTTTTCTTGGTGTTTCATCAATAAGAATTTCTCTGATCTTTTTTACAGCTTTTGTTCTCTGATTCGGTGTCCACTCACCACCTTCTGATCCAACAATTGCAACATTTCTCATTGGAACTACTCTTCTTGATTCCAAGTATTCTGCATATCTTTACCAGTTATAACTGTGAATATTTGGGAACCTGTGTAGAACGGGTTGTTCTCACCAATATAGGTATCATACTTTTTGATAATCAGCTTATAATCATAAGTCTCAAAGTCAAATATGTGTCCTGTTTGATCTTCCATGTTAATTCTTTCACCCATCTCATAGAACGCCTTGCGTAGACCCACAGACTTACAATCTATATAGAAGATTGTTGGCTCTTTAAAATGGTGTAACATACTTTTCATGGTGTTGGCTATGAGTCCTATGCAATCTTCCATCTTGTAAAAGTCCTCACCATGCTTGAACACTCTATATGCCTTGAATTGTCTCTCACCTAGAATGAACGCCTGTACATCTACCTTTTCCTTTGAACGAACCTCAACGAGCATCGGAAGTTGATAAGCACTCCTTTTTATATCTGTAACGATTGGCTTCATTTTACTAACATAAATTCCCCAAGCACCAAGTTTGTATGCAAGATAGTTGGGTTGTGCATTTTCGGTAACTAAAATCTTGGAAACTTCCCAATTCTTTTCGATATCAGATAGGTTCATAACTGTCGGAAGATAGGGATATATCAGAGTATTTAAGGGTTTTGGTCTTTATCCCCAAACCAAGCCCATTTAGGTATCTTTCTACCTTCAGCCATGTCACTAGCAGATGTGATTTCACTATGACTAATAGCAAAATCATAATGAATATCTGTCTTTTCTAATTTTCTCTTTATAACTTGTTCTGTCAATTTATCAAAACGATCACATTCGCCTGTGGCATACATACTCCTACCACATTTTCTACAAATGTTTGTAACACTTGATTTATATCCACATTTTGGGCATCTATATACTGGATAGAATATATTCTCCTTAGTCTCTATACTTTCTTTAATACAACATCACCCAACCTTTGTTTGTGTGCAGAAATCAATTGAGAACAGGGATGTAAAACACATTGTCTCTTATTACACCATTGCCCATAGAATTTTGATTTTAGTATGTTGCATTTCAAATTAAACCCTTCCCCTTGTGCCAAGTGCCCTATCTAACATACCCAGAAGTGATCTTGCATCGTCTTTGCCTAGTAGATTATATAAGAACTTTTCGCTGAAAAAGGGTGCATCCTCATCACCATCACTGTAATAACCACTCTCCTTGAAGTTCACACCAGCTTGGAATTCCTCTGGTTTCCACTTGTATAGTTCTTTAACAGCCTTCTCTGTACCAAACATTTCAGGATGAAGTCGTGCTAGAGTCCAACGCATTGCATCTAAACCTTCTTTCATATGATGCAGGGTATAGTATTCATCATCCTTATCCTTCCTCTTTACCTCTAGCTCTTTTGTAAGTGCTTTACCAATTTTTGGTGGTAACTCTACATATTCGCCCTCATATTCTAGCATAGTGACTTTCTTATCAGTGAATTTCGGTAGGATTCTTACTCTCTCTTCAATGTCACTCATATCATTCACCCTTGAGTTTCCTGAAATATCTTTTCGGCTTCAACCAAGTCTTGGTCGAATACCATACCAGCTAGTTCATCGGCTATTACTTCACTTAGATCACTGCACTCATCCAAGGTGACATTCATCTTGGAAAGGTGCATAGTCTCAAAGGGATTTGTCATATGCTTGAAACAGACGGAAGCATATGCCAACAGCTTTCTATATCTTGTTTTGTCCATTTTTCATCACTTTTTCTTTCTCCTAACTTCTATAAATTTTCCATTAACTAGATAATCGCTGATTTCATCCGAAACATATGTGATACACAGTGTTGCATTTGTGAAGAGATTTTTATTAACCTCATCATTATCTGTTGTAATTATAACATCTGGGTCGTGGTTAAAAAATATTGAGTCGAGTGTGAATAGTTTACCATTTATTCTAATTATTTTTTCATCTTCCATTTTTCATCAATCCGCATTTGACCAATCTGTATTTGCTTCTACAACGTCATATACCATACTATACAGATGTTTAAAATTGGTACGGTCATAGACTCCAAGCAGACCATCACCATAACCATTAAGCCCATAATCAGGAATTATTATTGTCCCAATCTGATACCAACCATTCCTTATGATAAACCCATTTTGGATGTAAGTGCCTCTGGAATCTGCACCAAATATTGTTTTATATAACTTTTTCTTTAAATCTATCTCCAATCCTTGAGAGATATATTCGACACGACTAATATCATACTTGTCGTGTGGAATGATTTTGCCATCTTTACCAATCTTGTTGAGTGTGCTACGGTTGGATAAAACAACCAAATCAGAATACTTCATTTCGTTTCACCATTTACTTTCTCAACCCAAGCATATGTTAATGCTGGGAAGTGCTTTATCTCCTTTATGTTTTCGAGCAGTACTATTTTTTCTCCTGTCTGATGGTAAACAACACCATACGTCAATATTTTTTGGTCGGCTTGTTTCCATTCTGGTGGTGCTTTTGGATTGAATAATTGCCATCTTGGTGGTCTGCCATAGAGTCCTCTATATTTTGTAAGCCACCAGCCTTGTTTGAGTTTTTCTAGAACTTCTTTGTATTTCATCTTAGATCACTTTGTTGGTCCAGTTCAAGAGACATAGTTACGTTCTTCTTGATCTTGTAGATTGCTTTAACTTCAACAATAATATCATCTTCAGCCAAGCTACCATCCTTGAGCCATTCTTGAAGTTCCTTATCATCCTCTATAAAGCACCAATCCTTGTCGTAACTGTGCCCAAGATGGACATACTTACCAGAATCTTTTATGGTCATTTATGCTTACCATCATACCTATCCACGTAGGTAGTATTTAAATTTTTTGGTTCAACGATTCCTCAAACATTTTACATGATGTACTTTTCCATAATAACATTTGTGTTGCTTATGATCTGCTGTGGCACAATACATACCACACAAATCACTGTAAGCAATATTACATGGCTTTTTTCTTATTTTTCCAAATAAAACATATGCTATTACACTCATCTTTGTTGTTCCTCTTCCTTGAGTCTTTTTTTCATACGCCTTTCTTTCATTTCTTTCTTGGTATGTGGCTTTGGTTTAGCATTTCTGCTTAACACTTGTCTCTCTTTCTTTGAAACACCAGACTTTCTCTCTTCTATACTCTCTGGTGTTATCTCTTTAGGTTCTCCTTTTTCACCCATTTATTTTCTCACCTCTTTACCGATACATCCCAATAAACATCATACTTCCCAAGCAAAATAAAAATAAGCAACCTGTACCATACCACGCCAAACATATCAAAAGTTCAAACAATCTATGTTCTTTATTTTTATCTTTTAAATAATCTCTAAATGATTGATAGCAATATAACCATGTCCAACCAATGAAAACTGTCCCAAGCATCCCCCACAATAAAAAGACGATAAAATAAGAACATCCGGTTGTCAATCAACTTCACCCTCTTCTCTCTTCAATCTAGCCATTGTATCAAAATGTAGCTCTACGATTGACCTATGTGCCTTCTGGTTTGGTGGTGTCCAAGGGGCTGTATAATATATGTAACCATTTCTTGACAATTCGAAGAACCTACCTAATATAGTTGTGTTCGGATACTTAATTAATATTTTGTCGTTGAATTGTAATTTTTTAGCGGTTTCTAAATCCATTTTATGTCAACCACTGCCCACTTATTAGTCTAAAACTTGCATCTTCAATGTGGAATAAATTGTCATACAATACTTCACTATCAATATCTGGATCGGTGAGATATTGCATCACGAAAAGTCGTGCTGTGTACCGATCTGGAACATTGTCAAACAATTCATTCATTTTATCATGTATTTCTCTAAGTTTGATTGATATTGTTGTATTTGGTGCTATATAGTGGTATTGTTTGTAGACCATAGAATTTGGTACTTCATCTCTTGCCCAACGTACAGAATGTATAGTTGTAATATCAACAGCCATAGCCCACAATAAAGTTGGGAAGTGTTTTAAATCTGGTATGAGTTTAGCTTCACGTTTCAATTCACGAATTTCAATCACAAGTGCTAATATTTCACTATTTCTTTTTAACATATCTTGAGACATTGTTATCACTCCACGATCCTAACGAAGTGATGTTCACCACCCTTGCGACAGTAGAGGCTCCCGGCGATAGGCTCCTGCGAGTCTGTTTGAAATTCTATCACAGCCTTGGGTTTTCCATCGACCATTATTGGTGGATATTTGAGTCCCAATTGTTGTTGACCACCATTCTGTCCGTGCCAATTTGTGGCATCCTCAGATTTGCATAAGTCCAGAATGATATGAAACCCACCTGACGTTTCCGTGACCATGAACTTTTTATAAGAGGAAGTATGATCCATAACATCCTTAGCGATAGTTGGGTCAAGTGTATCAACATCAACGGTACAGAAGTGTGTTCCCTTAGCCTTGTTCTTGTGCAAATCACCAAAGAAACGGGAATTCTCCATTCCAAGGGCTATATCTGAACTTTGGTCACGTGAGAGCATATGAGTGACATTATCCTTCATAAGCTGTGCAACAGCCTGATATACACTTCTTGGGCTAAGTGTAGCTAGTATGCCCATAGCCTCTTTTGGCATCCTTGGAATTGACTTCTTTTCTGTCTTTACATCATAGAAGCCGTAATGTTGTAGAATCGCTAAGTTGTGAATTTTTGTGAAGTACCTGTCACGCCATGTGGCTCTGATCTCTCCATAGTTGAATTCATCCTGTTCGCCAACAGTATCTGGGTTGGTCATTATAGCACGAATTATGTCCCGTTCAACTACAAGATCGCTAAGTTTGTAGCCAAGCAATTCCTTGACCTTTTTTGACCTGACACAGAGCATTGCAAGATGTACGGTTGGTGGACTTACTGTTAAGTCTGGAAGGCGTTTTATGAATTCTTTAACATCTGATTCAACGTATTCCACAGGCATAGCTATCACAGGCTCAATATGACGATGTTGTTTATAAGTGTTTCGGTTACTTTATTATTCGTATGTGCATATAACTACTGGATTCGATTTGGTCCCACGATTCTTCTATTGAAAGATAATCATCTTTACGATTGTAGTTTATATTTGCCTTTTTCAAAGCCATTTCTAGTTTATCTGCCGATAGGTCATTCACAAATGAAAGATGATTATTATATTTAACTTTATAGCCTTTCACAAGTTTATATCTATAACTTGCCTCATAAATATCAGGTTCCTTGACTAATTTGGTTTTGTGTGATTTATCTAAAACTTCCATATAATCAACACGTTCCAGTATTTCATTATCTGCAAGTACTTCTAACGGTTCACGGTAATTTGGGTGTTTCTTCCAGAATATTGGACTATCGGATAACATACAAATTGATTC